TTTGGAATGATATTACATTTGTTGTACCGTCAGATTCCAAGAAAAATCCATCAAAATTTGTATTAAAAGTTGATGCGGTTGTTGAGGTAAAATACCCAACCCTTTTTGTAATACCCGATTCTAAATTAAAGTTTGAAAAACTAGCTTCAAAAATCTGACTTTTACCTGGTTGATAAGTCGCTTTGGTTTTGGATTGTCTAACAACATAACCATTCACACCTCCGACAACCATTTCAACACAAGAACCTGAACTGATATAAGTTGATGTTGAGCCAGCACTAACCTCTTCATCCATAATTTTTGGTGATTTATCGTATTTGTGGGTAACGTCCAATAGTGTTGTGATGTTTGAAACTCTTAACCTCCCAAAAGCGTCCAAATTTGCATTATCCTTAAATGTTATTTGATTATTAAAAATGTAACTCATAGTATTAAATTATAAAATATCTGTTATTTCTCGCAACCAATGTTAATGAAATAAAATTAATATTCATATCAACAAAGGGTTCACCGTCAATGGTATTCACTGGTGTTGTTAACCTAATCCGATTTGTTCCCGCATTTCCACCTTCATCTTTAATTATCAAAATCTTACCTGTATTTGATACTGGTGATGGTAATGTTAAATCAACATCACCCGAATAACTAACACCATAGTAATCATAATCAAAAGTTAATGTTTCTGCCGAAGTTGTAATTGCTGATGTCGTTAATGAAACGGTTGTTGCGGTTGATGCCGAAGTAACCGAACTAAAATATATTTTCATAGTTTCACCGCCATGATATATGACCATATAATCATCTGGAAATGCACTAAATAATAATGTTAATTCCGGTATTGTCTTTCCTGTTATTGAAGTGCTCATATCTGTATTCCTAAATAAGTGTTGCTGTCAACCAATAAATAGTCACCAATATTGTTTAATAACAACGCATTTAATATAAATTCCGCACAATACACAACCTCAAAATGTTCACAACCATTAACATCAACAATCTTAACACCAATTGCGGGCGCGTTTTGAAATTGTGACGGAATTGGAATTGTTAATTGTGGGGGTATTGCCACCGTAATTTGGGAGACCAATACACATTGATTTCCATATACATCACAAACAAATACATTGTAGGGTAATGCTGAATTAACAAATGAAAATAATAGTTGGACCATAGTTATAAATATTCGGATTTACACTTGTCTATTTAAAGTTGTTTGGAATTGTTGGACTAAATTGTAGAAACTTAATACTTCTGAATCAGATAAACCGGTACCGATACTCGCTAACGCTAATCTTCTATTTGAATAAAGTAGTGGTGAGTTATTCTGTGACCTCGCACCTAAATAAAAATTTGAATTGGGGAAGACCCCTGTGTTTAATGTTGTATTTGTCGTTGATTGTTGGACACCATTCCTATAACCTTTAAATATTGTCGGACTTGTTCTTGATAATAACATCAACCCTGTGTCAATAATACCACCTGATACCTGAGTACCGGACACACCCTCAATAAAGGTTGACGATACGTTTAGTGGAATCATTTGAACAAAATAAGTGGTTCCGTTACCCGCACCGATATCAATCATATTACCTGAACCACTTGTATTTGTGTATACCGAGGATTGTAAACTACCTGGAGTACAATGTAGAGACAGACTTATCTTTGTATCCGCGTATCCATTAACACCGTTTGGTCTCGCACCTAAAGAATCATGAGTCCAACCACCATTAAACACCAATCTAAACGCAGCGTCAGTATCAAGTGGGTTCATTAAATTATATTTATGTGAGTTAGATGTTCCACCGACAAATGGATATAGACCTATAAATTTACTCCAAATACTTTCGTTTTTAAGACCAACCACAAGGGTATTGACCGCGTTCGCTTGGGTGGTATTTGATATACTAGCTTGGTTGATAAAGTTCTGTGCGTCAGGGTCCGAAACAACAACCGCGGACTTCTGACATTCTTGAATAAATAACTGAACAATGTCATTTAACTCTATAACCTTATTGTTACTTAAACCTTCACTTATTATGGTCAACGCGATTTCTCTTTTACTATATTGTGTTGGTGTTCCACCAGAATTAACCGCACCCAAATAAACCGTGGAGTTTGGTAACCCACCTAAATCTGTTGTTGATGTTAATAAATTATTATCATAATATAATTGTGATGTCGTACCGGTTTTATTAATATGGAAATAACCATATGTTAATCCGGTTGATGGTGAAGTTAATTCAACTGAAGTATTAATACCTTGATTTGTACTACCTGTATAATAAGGACTTAACCATAATGAAGTCCCTGAGATAACACCACCGTCAATTGATGTGGTCGCGGACAACTCAGGTGTCCTCATATACATACCAAAATATGTGGTTGAGGTTATTGATGTACTTGGATTTAAAAAGGTATTCGCGAATGTATTAACACCGTTTGGTTTAATACCAACTGTAGTGTATACCCAATCACCACTAAATGATAATCTAAACCCTGAGTCAGTATTGACCGGATTTTTTAAGTTAAATTGATTTGAGTAATCGCTATCACCAACAAACGGATAAATCGCTTTCATCCCATTCCATAGGTTTGCGGTTTTTAGTCGTGTTACGAAATTGTTAATCGCGTCACATTGGGTTTGGTTCGTTAAGAATACTTTATTTATAAACCTCTGCGCGTCACTATCAGAAACAATCTTAGGACCACGACTAAGTGTTGATTGATATTGTGATATTATATTGTAAAGTGTTGTTACTTGTGAACTGTTTAATCCACGAGAACTTAAGAATCCGAACGCGTAATTTCTTGAGGTATATCCTGAAAATACACCATTCGCGTTCATATTACCGATACACAAATTACTGGTAGAGAAGGTGCCGGTATACGCGGAACTACCGGATAGAACCAAATCTGAGTTAACGTATAGCCTCATGTCGGTCGCACCCGTTCCTGTTCTGGTTAACGTATATAAACCACGAGAATCATCAACCAAAGATGAACTCTCACCACCTGAACCAAAACTAACAACCGTACTACCTGACGAATTTCTCATTAATAATTTAACTGAGTCTGACACGGAATTCTGAGCACCATAATCAATAAAATTACCTGAAGACCTCGTTGTTGAGTAAAGACCTAAAGTACCGGTACCACCGGTTGATGAGAAGTTTGTGTTTGGGACCCATTCTGTAAAACAGGTATTATTTGAACCGTTACCTCTCATACCATCAGTTGTGATTGTGAATGTGTTGTAAAGGAACGGCATCCTCAATCTAAAGGATGTTGTTAAAGAAGATGGGTTTTTTAGGTTTAACGCGGTCGCGGTTCCCGTAGTACCAATCATAGGATAGATAACATCCAATTCATTCCATAAGTTGTTTGTTTTTAGAGACTGAACCAGGGTGTTAATCGCGTTACCTTGAGTTGTGTCAATAATAAACCCTTCGTTTATAAAATTCTGTGCGTCAGAATCTGAAACCAAAACCGTACCACGACTAATATTTCTTTGATACCTAATTAAAATATCATATAAATTATTCATCTCAGTTGGGTTAATGTATTGACCCGCGAACGCGAAGGTCTGTCTCATGTTTGAAAAGAAAAAGTCACCCCTACCTGGTGTGGTTTGTCTCGCACCAACGTAATAGGTTATTGTTGTTGGTGAGGTCGCACCACCGTTAACGGTAAACCTCGTTTTGTTTTTAAAATAATCTATATTTGATACATTATTTCTCGCCATGGAGAAAAATCCAACCCTATCATATGTCAGAGTTGGTGATGTCGGTTCACCCGCCATATTAAGTGATACATAATCACCCTCAGGACAACAGGTGTCCGCTAAGAAAAATTGTGACCTGTTTGACCCATCACCTCTTGTACCCATAGGGATATCATTCTCTCTATAACCAATGGTGTAACCCATAACCCCGAAGGACGCGTTTGTACTAGAGAAGATATTTGGTGCGAAATGTGTATTCCCGTAACCATTCACACCGTTTGGTGTCGCGCCACTTGTGTTGTGAACCCATCCACCCGCGAATGAAATTCTATACGCGGCGTTCAAATCTCTTGGGTCTTTTAAATTAAATTTTTGTGCGCTTGCAGTACCACCAACAATGGGATAAATTGCTTTCATTTTGTTCCACAAACCACCACTCTTTAAATCAATTACAAGTTGATTAATTGCCGTCTTTTGCGTTTGGTCTGTTATGCCTGCTGCCGTTATAAATGCACTTGCATCTGGGTCAAACCCACCTGCCTTATAAAACGGTATTCCAATTCCTATTCCTATCATATATGTTTATGAATACGCTATCACGCTGCCAGATGTTAACTGAAATCCTGTAATTTTATTAGTACCACCTGCCGATAAAAACATACCTTGCTTTATCGTAACAGAAGACATACCCTTATTTGATAATACATTAGTGCCGTTGATTGAAAATGATGTAAAAACAGCATCTTCATTAATTACTATACTATTGTATTCTTTCCCTGTAACTGCATTGGTATTGGCTACCACTTCAAAGCCACCTAAACCTGCAATAATTTCACTACTTGTTGCCATATTTTTTTTTATTTATTTGTTTTTAATTTATTGGTATTTGACATCTATTCTTTAACTCTGGTAATTGAAATGTTATATCCATCTGCCAACCATTAACCAAGTCTGGGAATGCCTCTCTTATCGGTATTAATGATGGACTTTGGCTTATAAGATAATAATCACCATATATAGGATTATTTAACGCTGCATAAATATCTCTCGCTATGCTCAAGCAATCACTAAGCGTATCTTTTTCATTTAGTGAATCAGCCTTTTGTATATCCATTATTAATATCTGCATATTTAAATTTAAAATATTATCAGATATATTGCTATTTGTTACATTAGCCCAAACCAATGGATATTTTTGTTGCAAACTTGCACTAATATCATATTGTTCCCCAAACTCAAACTGCTTTACCATTGCATGGTTGTTGCAGATTGTTGTTAGGTTGTTTATGATTTGGTTTAATGTGTAAAACTGCATTATCTTTTATAAATTTCTTTAACTTCTTTATGTTTATCTTATTAACTCCTTTATTCATTCTTAGCAAAATGTACAATTCTTCCTTATCTCTGGTCTTGCTGTTGGTATGTCTTGAAAGTTATTGCTACCTTTACAACAATACGCATCATCTAATACTAATCCTGATGTGTAATTAGTTCTATTGCTAAATATAGTTGCAATGTTAACATCTGTTTGATTTAAATACAATGGGAACAAATCAGGGAACGCTAACAAATAATTACTTAATCTTTCTGCATACCATTCTGCTTTGTTCTTAGCCCTATCCATTATCATCTGTAACTCTTCCAAACTTGCAGGATTCATATTATCTGAATTTTGAACGCCAACTGATTTGTTAAAATATTTGTAATTCATATTCATTGGCAATTCATATCTGCAATACCATATCATTGTAGGTGTTATATAATCATCTAATAATGTTGTATAACTTGCTGTTAAAGTATTATTAGCAACCTTATCTAATACATCATTATATAACGATGTACCTAATATTGGTAATATGTAAAAATTCTGTACATCGTAAATTGTAGGCATTATAACCTTCATATCTACATTGTCTTGTAATATTGAATTATTTTTTAAAGTCTGCTCGCTTAATAGATATATCTTTGCCATTATTTTTTTACTCTTTTAACCAATTCTTGTTGCCATATATGCCTGCAATAAGGAACGTTTACATCTTGCGTTGGGTCATGATACCACCCCCCTCTTCTTCTAAATGCATCATATCCAGTTATACCATAAGCTATTGCCAATTCTTTACTAATTCTATCAATATCTTTCTTTGAATAGTATCTCGGATTTGCCATCATTGCCTTGCAAAATGGTCTGCTTTGTCCCCCACTAATTAACGGTGGTGCATCTGGTCTTAATATATATCTATACCTAACATACAATTCATCAAATGTTGGTATTTTAATTCGTGAACCAATTGATGTTATTAATAACTTGCCTTGCGTATCTGTAATATATCCATCATTAACTAATGTTTTTATTGCATTGCTAATTTTTGTTTTATTCTCTTTTAAAACTTTTTGTAATTCATCAATAGTTATGTTTGGAGTTTTTTTAATTAAGTCTAAAACAGCATTCTCTAACTTCTCTAATTTAAACTCTTCATGCTGTGAGAATATCTGTCTGTTAACTCGTATTGATTCAAAATTTTCAGCAGGTTCTCCATACTTTGAAAATACAGAATAATCTAAATCATCATCTGGCTTAAACTCTTGCGCTTTAAAATCTAAATTCATATTTTGCTGTGATGTTGTATTAATTACATCTCCACCCTCAATAGGTGGTTTATTGATTATTCCTCTTATATCATTTGGAGTTAAATATGACAATACCTTATTAGCAACTAACGGACTTAAGGCATTTATGCTGTCAACTATATTATTATTTATTTCTGTTTGTATCTCTAATGGCTTTCTTCCTATTATCTCTCTCATTTCATCCTTCGTAAGAATAGTAGCCAATACCGTTTCACTAAATGTTGGCATTACAGGCTCTAATGGCTGAATGCTTAATCTGTTTTTAATAGGTGCAAAATAATTATATACACCTTCCTGCACTTGTTGTTTTGGAGATATATAAGTATTTTGAAATAAATTAAAAGCCTCTATCATTTCATTTCTTCCGCCAAGTTGCCCCTCAGTTCTTACTCCAAATAACATAGGACTTGTAACCTTATGCCCAACAAATATTTCTTCTTGTATTGTCTTGTTTAATGCCTCATACTTTGCTGCAAAATCTCCTGCTTGCAAATCTAATATCTCTGGCACTCTGTTTGGGTCATCCACAAAATCAACTAAAATATCTCCTGCCTTATCTGTTGGTTTAAATTGTTGCTCAATCTGGCGTTTTGTTTTCTTCATTTCTTCTGGAGATGGAACACCATTTTTAAACACAATCATTTTAGAACCTTTAAAACTATTCTGTATCTCTGCCCTGTGAAAGTTTGCTATCTCTGCATCTGTTATAATTGCAGGTATTGCACCAATATATTCAGGTAATGTATAAGTCTTTAAATTAGGTCTATATGACTTGTAATAATAAA